GTCCGGCAGCTCGGGTGCGTGCGCGAGCCCGGCGAGCCCGACCTCAAGGAGATGTGATTGATGACCTGGCTGCAACTGCGAGATGAGATTGAGGACGAGTTCCGGGAGCACACCTGGCGCGAGCACGAGGTACGAATTGCCGTCGCGTGCCATGAAGCTCATAAGCGGGCCAGGAACGCTGCACGGTTGAAGGATTGGCGTTGGCGCCAAGGTGAAATAGGCAGAGCTCGTGAACGGGCTCGATGTCGTACGTACTACAAGTGCAAGCGCCAAGAACCCGGGTGGTTGGCCACGCGTAATGCCCGTAAGCGTGCGCTCATCGCGGTTAGGAAGTGTTGCCCAGCGGAGGTTGAACGACTCAAAAAGCAGAGTCGTGTGAACAAGTCCAAGTGGTGGACCAAGCTCAAGGCTGACCTAGTCAGGCACGAAAAGCGACTCGCACAAATGAAGGCATGGAGGGACGGTCACAAGGCAGAACTGGTGAAACGCAGGCGCGTGAGTTGGAAAAGGCGCCAGAACAATCCGGCCTGGCGCGCGAACTTTGAGGCCAAGCGCAAGGCATGGCGGGAGGCCAACCGCGAACACTTGCGCCAGTACCAGCGCGACTACCGTGCGCGCGTGAAAGGGCAGCAGCAGCCATGCAGGAGGGCCGCATGAGCAAGCACGACGGTGAAATGCGGGCGCTGTTCAAGCGGTACAAGGGCGACGCCCTGCATGCTTTGCTCGCTGCGTGCGGGCTGCGGTTCGAAGGGATGCCCCCGCCGCCGTTCGAGTATCCCTGCTATCGGCGCCCGGCGACGCGCGAGCTCACCGACCACGAGCGGGCGATGCTCGCCGAGGTCGACGCGCAGCTGCTCGCCCAGCGGCCGTGCCCCACGTCCAAGCAGACGGCCGAGGAGTGGTTCGCGGACTACGCCGAGCAGCACGCCCACGAGTCGCCGGCCACCCGAGCGTGGGTGCTGCTGCGCATTCGCCGTGATCGGGTGCGCTATGGCATTCGCCGGCTGCGCGCTGGCCACGAGTGGCACTGGCAGCGGTCGCTCGAACTGGTGCGGGCCGAGACGGCGGCGGCGCTGCGGCAGCTCGGGCATGAGCGGTTCGCGCGGCAGGTCGAGGGCGAGGTGCCCGGCGAGAAGGAGCCGTAGCCCCCAATGGAGCCCGGACGGTGAAGCGCGTGCTGCACAGCTTGGATGCGTCGGACGAGCGCAGGGCCATCACCCCCGTGCCCGCGCAGCCGACGCGCTGCCGCAGCTGTGGCGCAGCCCTCGAGCCGCTGCGACGCTTCGCCGGCCTGTGCCGCCCGTGCGTCCTGGCATGGGGCCAGCGGTCGCGCCGGGCGCCGCAGCCCCCGGCACCGCTTGCGTCACTGCTGCGCGAGCTGAGTCGCACCACGCGACAACGGCCTGATGGCCGCACCGAGGCGTACGTGCAGGTCGAGTGCTCGTGCGGGCGCCGGCGCGTCCTGAAGCTCACCACCTGGCTGCACCATCAGCCGCACTGCTGCAACCGCTGCCGGCTGCGCGAGGTCGACGCGCATGGATTCGAAGCGGAGCGGCCCCGGCCCCGCTATCGTGCGTCATGGCATCGGGGCATGCCGAAGTAACCGAGGAGAAACCAGCAACCCATGCGAACCCAACCAGCCAAGCAGCCCAGCCGCAAGCGCGACGCCGATGTGCGCGGCAGTGCGGAATCTATACAACCGCGCGCGCGAACCTTATCCCAGGCCGAACCGGGCGACCCGGGCGGCAGCGCTGCAGAGTGGGTCAAGCCGTCGGCGCTCAAGCCATGGCCGCAGAACCCGACCAGAGATGACCCCGCGTCGGTGCGCCGCGTCGCTGAGTCGATCAAGCGCTTTGGCTTTGGCGCGCCGCTGGTCGCGCGCAGAGCCAACGGCGAGGTCATCGCGGGGCATACGCGACTGCGCGCGGCCAAGCAGCTCGGCCTCGAGCTCGTGCCTGTGCGCTACCTCGACATCAGCGAGAAGGACGCGCACGTGCTGGCACTGGCTGACAACCGTCTCGCCGAGCTTACCCAGCGCAACAACGCTACGCTCGCTGAGCAGCTCAAGGAGCTCGATCCAAGCGACCAGCTGCTCGCCGGCTATACGGGCGGCGATGTCCAGGCGCTGCTGCGGGAGGTGGAGGGCGAGGCCGATGTCATCGAGGACGATGTGCCCGAGCCGCCCAATGTGCCGGTGACCAAGCCCGGCGATGTGTGGCTGCTTGGGCGGCATCGGGTGGTGTGCGGCGATAGCACGCAGTCCGATGTCGTGGCGCAATCGCTCGACGGCGGCGTGCCGTTCATCATGGTGACCGACCCGCCGTATGGTGTGAATTACGATCCGGAGTGGAAGCACGAATCCGGATTGCATAGGACGCTGACCCCACGTACGGGCCGTGTCGAGAATGACCACCGGGCTGACTGGACGCCGGCATATAAACTCTTCCCTGGTGGCGTCGCTTACGTATGGTGTCATCCGTTGCGATTGAGTGTCGTCGCCGAGAATCTCGAGCAGTCACAACTTGGGTCGCGCGCACTGCTGGTGTGGCGCAAGCCTGCGTTTGTCATCGGTCGGGGCCACTACCATTGGCAGCATGAAGTTTGCTGGTACGCGGTTCGCGCTGGCACCAATGCGCAGTGGTGCGGCGGTCACGATCAGTCGACCGTATGGGACATCAGCCGGAAGGATGGCAGCGCGCAGACCGAGCATTCCACGCAGAAACCGGTGGAGTGTATGGCCCGCCCCATCCGCAACCACGGCGGCGCAGCAGACGACGTGTACGATCCGTTCATGGGCAGCGGCACGACGCTCATCGCCGCTGAGCAGCTAGGGCGCCGGTGTTTCGGGATCGAGCTCTCACCCGCCTACTGCGACGTGATCATCCAGAGGTGGGAGCAGCTCACAAGGGGGAAGGCGCGCCGTGCCTAAGGGCGTCTACCTTCGCGACTCGAGCAAGCGTCCGCGGACGGTGAAGTCGTGCCCGGTGTGCGCGAGCAGCTTTCCAGTGCGACGCCTTGCGCAACAATACTGCTCGCCGAGGTGCAAGGCGGGAGCGCAACGGACAGGCCGCAGGGTGCTCCGGCGAACACTGCCGCACGCGCGCGGCGCTCAGAGCCTCGTCGCATATCACGTGCGAGCAGGAAACCTTGTGCGGCCAGCAAGGTGCGAGCAGTGCGATAGACCGGGCCGGATCGAAGCGGCTCACTACGACTACAAAGACAAGCTGCGAGTCAGGTGGCTCTGCCGCAGTTGCCACGTTCGTTGGGACAGGGCGGAGCCGAAAGGAGCTACCGTGATCGTCGAGCGCTGGCAGAACCTCACGGGCGGCAAGGCCGAGCGGGGGGCAAGCTAGAGCCATGCCCGCGCGCAGCAAATACACGGTCAAGGCCGGCGATGCCATCTGCAAGCTGATCGAATACGGGGTCACCATCGAGGCAGCGGCCGAGTCCGAGGGCGTGAGCCGCAAGACTATCTACAACTGGCGCGACGCGGGGCGGGCCGGCACGAGCAAGGCGATGGTGCACTTCGCGGCCCAGCTCGAGCGTGCGCTCGCGGCGGCCGAGACCAGGCTCACCCTCAACGTGATCAACCGCGCCAAGGACGACTGGCGGGCCGGCGCGTGGTGGCTGGAGCGGCGGCGGCCTGACGTGTACGGCCCTCGCAGCCGCGACGACGTGCAGGCTGACGGCTCTGGCAACAAGTCAGACGTGCAGTTCTACCTGCCGGACAATGGGCGACGGCCGAGCAAATAGATCCACCGGGCTCGAGGTCCGGCCGCAGAACGGATCGCAAGAGCGGTTCCTGGCGAGCCGCGCAGACATGGTGTTCTACGGCGGCGAGGCCGGCTCGGGCAAAACCAGCGGGCTCGCGCTCGAGTGCCTGCGTAACTACGACGTCAAGGGGTTCTCTGCAGTCTGCTTTCGTCGGACGAGCAACCAGCTGCGCGGGCCGCAGTCGCTGTGGGAGCTGATGCAGGAGTGGTACCCGGCGCTGGGTGCAGTGCTGCGCGAGACGCCGAACCCATCGGCCACCTTCCCGAGCGGCGCCAAGGTGCATCTCGATCATCTGCAGTACGACACCGACAAGCTCAAGCACCAGGGCAAGGGCTACGGCTTGATCAACTTCGACGAGCTGCCGCACTTTCTCGAGTCGCAGTTCTGGTACCTGTTCAGCCGCAACCGCAGCACCAGCGGGGTGGCGCCCTACGTGCGAGCGACGATGAACCCGACGGCTGACACGTGGGTCAAGAAGATGATCGCGTGGTACCTCGACGAGCGCGGCGAGTTCATTCGGCCCGAGCGCTCGGGGGTGATTCGGTACTTCTACCGCGTCGACGATGACCTCGTGTGGGGCGACTCTGCCGAGGAGCTGCGCGCGCGCTTCCCGCATCTGCGCCATCCGCCGATCAGCTTCACGTTCATCCTGGGCCTGCTCGCTGACAACAAGATCTTGCTCGAGAAGGACCCCGACTATCCCGCGCGGCTACTGGCATTGCCGCGGGTCGAGCGCGAGCGGCTGCTTGGCAGCGGCCAAGGCGGCAGCTGGCTCATCCGTCCCGCCGCTGGGCTGTACTTTCAGCGCAGTTGGTTCCGCGTCATCGAGGCCGCGCCCACCGACCTGGTGGCCGTTGTCCGTGCCTGGGACAAAGCGGCGACCCAGGTCACCCCGGAGCGCCCGGACCCGGACTGGACGCGCGGGGTCAAGATGGGGGTCACGCGCTCGGGGCGGTTCGTCGTGCTGCACATCGAGTCGCTGCGCGGCTCGCCGCACCAGGTCGACCGCGCGATGCAGAACATCGCCGCGCAGGACGGCAGCACCGTCAAGGTCTGCATCTGGCAAGACCCGGGTGGGGCGGGCGTGGTGGACGTCGCGCACATCAAGAGCATCCTGGCTGGGTACTGGGTCGAGTCGGTGGTCGCCCGCGAGGACAAAGTCAGCTATGCCGGGCCGTTCTCAACCCAGGTCGAGGCCGGCAACGTCGACGTGCTGGCCGGGTCCTGGAACGAAGCGTTCTATGCCGAGCTCGAGGGGTTCCCGGACGCAGCGCACGACGACCAGGTCGACGCGTGCTCCCGGGCGATGCTGGCCCTTCACAAGCCGGGCGTCCTCGCATACCAGAGCGCCATGGATGCGCTCAAGGTGGAGCTCT